GCTGCGTCTGGTACATCTACTGCACACTTCTCCCAGTCATCAGACCATTGAGGTACTTGAACCCAGATGACAGGTTCTTTATCCATTGCGTATGCTGTAGTGGTTATACCTATTAAGATTGCAAACGCGAGTGCCCAAGAAAATATTCGTGGCACCCATTTAAGGGGAATATAATATTTCATATTAATCCTGCCATTCCTGCTGCTGTTCCTACAACAACGAAAAACCCAAACTCGATTAATGCGTAGTAGGGTGAGTATGCTAATTTTTTCATGTTCTCCTTTTTAGATTGAGGGTTAAAAGTGACTCGCTATGCGAGTGGTGTAAAGACCTATGATTCTTTATGCGTATGCTATGCTACCTACACCTGTGACGAGGTATAGAGTAACAAATGTTGTGAATAAAACGTGATACATTGTTATGCTCCTTGGTATACTGGTGTCATTACTCCACCACCTTCATCGTCATCATCATCGTCACCATTCATGGCACGAAGGAATAACTCAACGAATACTATGGCTCCTACTGGGTAGAAACACCATAGTATTGCTTGAAAGGGTGATATAGCGTTCTCTGCTACTAACTCGGTCACTATACTACACCTGGTATTAGTTGACCTGTGACTAGGTAAGTACCACACAATAGAACGAATCCCATCATTGCGGGTCTACCGATTGCTTGCTCGAAAATGTCTTTATTATTCATTATACGAAGCCTGGAATTAGTTGACCTGTTGTTAAGTAAGCACCGATACCTGCGATGATACCTAGCATTGCTAGTCTGCCATTTAACTTTTCAGCAACTAACTTTTCTCTTTCAATTGTTTTTGTTTCGGTTGTCATTTTAAAATACTCCTGGTAGAATGTGTCCTGTAAATGTGTAAGATACGATACCTGCGATAACTCCAATCATCGCTAGTCTTCCATTTAGTTTTTCTGCTTTTTCGTCAAACATTAGAAGATACCTGGAATGATTTGACCTGTAGTTGCGTATGCTCCTACTGCTGCTACGAATCCGATCATTGCTGACCAACCGTTAAATCTTTCTGCTTCTGGTGTCATTGTTTTACTCCGTGTGATAATAGGGTTTAGAATATGCCAGGTATAATATTACCTGTTAGTGCGTATGCACCGATCATTGCAACGAATCCGATCATTGCTAACTGTCCATTAACTGTTTCTGCATTTGTTGCATAGTCAATCTCAATTAATTCTGTCTTTGGTTCTACCGCATACATGTTCTGGCGACCACCAGACTCAGTTACAGTGAACGCAGACTTGTACTTTGGTGTCATTGTTAACTAATGTAAAGTTATGTACATATTATATAGCAATTGTAAAGTTTTGTCAACAGGGTCGGATAACAATATTTCCTGATACGCTGACTCTCTGTCCGTCTGTTTTCTTTGGGTATACTGTGTGAATCATCTGTGATGGGAAGATTAAAACGTGTCCCTCACTGGATTTATTGATATCTACCTTCGTTCCTTTGTTATCTTGTATGAAATAAAATGGTGCGTCACCATTAGCACAGCTTATATAACAGCTAAAAGAATAAAATGAGTTCTCATGCATATGAGGGTAGTGTTGGTCTCCTTTTTCCATAATATTACACCACATATTAGTTATGTGTAGGTTCTGTGCACCTTCTGTAGCAATACCATACTTCAGTTTATGGAGATCATAAGCATGATCTATGAGCAATGTGATCCAATGATGGAATGATTGTGGTACTTCCATCGCATATTCCTGTCGCAGTGACGCTTCCTCAGGATCTTTGTGTATTATCTTTTTCTCTATCGCAATATCAGATGCTTGTCGCATATCAGCAAAGACGCTTGATGGCATTTCAGCAACAAGTATATCAGTGTTTTCTAAAAATCTCATAATAAAAAAAGGGCAGTGTCCCTGCCCTTAGTAGTGGTCTTCGATAGGAGTATCATTACAACGCTTCCGAAAACCATCTAGATTAACGTCTATTGGCAAAGACGAATCTATTTATATCTCAGATGTAAAGGATATCACATCTGAAAATCTATCATCAGGAACAAAGGTGACATCCTTATGATCTATTTTCTTTTTAATTGCTTTAAGAGATTGGTAAGTATCCCAGAGTCGATCTAATTCTTTCTCTGGAAACTGTTCATTCTCTATTGCCAATTTCAATACCTTTCTTACAGATGCAATTGCTGCATCTAATTCCACGTGTGGTAAACCGCAAGACATAATTTCCTCTTAAGTAGCGTTGTGTGCATAAGCAGCGACCTCTGGATCAGGGTCTAACCACTTAGTATATTCAAAGTCTTCTATAGCAGTATCTAACTGAATAGAATTATCTAGTAGGTACATATCTCTGTACCTTTGAGTCCATTCATGGAACTTCTGTATTCTATAATCGGGTTGACCATTTTCAAGGACACCCGAAGAGACGTATCGATAAGGATAACGTTCATAAATTACTTTCATAATAAAGATCTGATTCAAGATTATCAAGGAGGATCTCATAATCCTCGTCAACATTACCATAGAAATCGATACCTCGATCTTCGTAATGTCTCATAATTCTATTATACAACTTAGGGTACTCAATGTCAAGTACTAAATTTCTATTAATCGCTTGCTCCAAAATAGTTCTTTCGCATGTATCTTCCAAGTATGTTGCTGTTATAGTATTTGGGTGTGCCATCTGAATCAGCCTCCGTGAGTACGTTGTTTAAGAATAGTTGACGAGTCTCCTCGTAGTTAACTTGTCCTAGTGTTTTATGTAGAGATATGATCTCTCTTTTAAACGTATCTTTTCCTACCTTTTTTATTTCTTCTTTCAGTTCATCTGAACTTCCATAATACTTCTTCCAATTGGATTCGCTAGTGACTTTTCGTTTACCTCCTTTTGGTTTTCGTTTTTGGTAAAAGTATTTTCGTCCGATATATTGTTTACCATTTTGTAGATTTGTAATCCTGTAGACGAAACCGAAGAAATCATCAATGTCGTCAGAAGTAAAAGCTGTACCTTGATATAGCCAGGGATTTTCATAATCAATCGCAGATTCCGTCCTCGTCGTTAATGTCACGATATGTTGTAGTCTTATCACTATCACTACTTATACGATAAGCATTAGTGTCAGAATACACTTCAGATTTTAACTCTGCTATTGCTACCTCAAGGTCATTGATGAGTGTTTTAAGATTTCTTTTTTTCATTTATCCTCCTACAAGTTTAGTCCAATCTTCATCGAACTTTGCTATCCCTTGGTCTGTGAGAATATGCTTATACATTCCACTAAAAATTTTACTAGGAATGGTACAGATATCAGCACCCACTCTAAAGCAAGAGGCGACTTGGTAAACGTCCCTAATGGAAGCAGCAAGGACTTGTGTTTTTTGTTTATGCGTAGCGTAGACATCTGAGATCTCCTCTATAAGTTTGATACCATCGAATGATTGATCGTTAACACGACCAACGAAAGGGGATACATATGTTGCACCTGCCTTGGCAGCAAGTATTGCTTGTGCTGTAGAGAAACAGAGAGTGACATTTACTGCCACATCATCTGTACTTAAATCTTTACAGACTTTCAATCCCTCTGGGGTAAGAGGTACCTTAATAGTAATGTTAGGTCCTATTTCAATGTAATCATCTGCCATCTCTAGCATCTCTTCTACTGAATCACCAACGACCTCAGCAGATACAGAAGCATGAAAAGGAAAGATATCTGATATCTCTTTCAATACCTCACGAGGATCTTTCCCTGCCTTTAACATTAAAGATGGGTTAGTAGTCACACCATCTATTAGACCTGTACTATATGCGTCTCTAATAAATTCAGCATCTGAACAATCTAAAAATAGTTTCATGTTGCTCTATAATTTTATGTATTTATTTTACCACCATATTTGATGAAGGTCAACCTATGTGTATATAAAGACATAAAAAAAGAGAGTCATTTAGACTCTCTTGGGTTATGTAAGTTCCAGTTATTGTTTATAAAGATGTCTAAGTACACCCATTTTGCGTAGTGAATCCCACGATAACACAGAAGAGCAAATACTTTTTCTGGGTTATGTTTATCTGGGTCATACTCTGGGATTTCGGGTGGTTCCCACCCAATTTTTAACATCTTTCTTTACCTCCTGTAATAATTATTTATAATTGTACAAGAGTTGAGTTTCAGCGTAGATGATCCCTAGAAACACTACGCTTGCGAGTAAAATTTCAGAGACTACTAACATCTTACTTACCTCCTACTGAGTAAGCATGTCCACGGTAAGTTAATGTTTTTGCCTGTGGATCTTTTTTATCCTTAGTGCCAGTTTGATACTTAACACCACGATATGTGACTTGTGCCATTTGGTTTTCTCCTAAAGTAATTGGATGATTAATCCGTTCCTTCAGTCGGCTTTTGCGTCCTTACAATTTAATCCTTGAGTTTTGCCAAAGTCATAATATAAATCTATCACTTCTTGTCTATGTGCTTCAGTAATCTCTGGGTAATTCTCTGCACGAGACACCATATCATTAATGTCTGCACATGTTATAGAAGTAGCAATTAAAATAGGAATCATAAGGATGAACGTTCCGTTCCGAGTCGGCTTACTTGCGTCCTATGAAATAGTATAGGGTTTGCAGTTTTTATCTTCCACCTTGGTAAGAAAGTAATCTATAAGATACTCCTTAGCATCGGGTATATGATTAGGATCACTTAAGATCTCTACCCGATTGTTGTTCCACTCTTGACATGTCATTGTCCAATGGGCAGGAACATGTTGTGTGAGTAATGAAGATAGCAGTGCAACTTCTAACATAGGATGAACGAGTAATGTAGCAACTGCTACACACTTATATTTATGTTATGAAACCCTTACAAAAGGGTTCGGATTGTTACACTTAATGTAATCTTAAGAAAAAGAGGGAGGTCGGATTCCTGTGTACCGACAAATAACGGGCATTACTACAGTAGTAAAAACGTTATTGCCTGAGACCCGATTGGTCGATCGGTTCTGCATCGCTGCAGCAGCACCACCTGTGTCTCATCACCTTAACTAGCGGTTGCCAGTAAGTTTATTCAGTCACTCCCATGTTGCGTCCAACTCTTTTATAATAGCAGGGTCTTCGCATTCTGTCAACCCCTTATGAAAATTAATATGTAATGCCTCGATGAAGACGAGAGACCCTACGATAATTAGATTACATACGGTCAGAGGATGGGTAAGATATTTCACTACTGAGGGTATTCATCTATAAAATCTGGGCATAGTAATTGTTCCACTATTCCTTTTGCTGATTTATTATGGTCAGCAAGTTTGGTCATCCAGATCCTGTCATCTAAAGGAACCTCAACGTTTGCCTTTATACGATAGCATATATCATATAATCTTTGCCTATAGTCTTTACTGAGTGTCAAAACGATGCCTCCTCTAAACATACGTCACCTATACATTCTGTATAAGTTAACTCTTCTTTAAAATATGAACGATATATTTTATCCCAAATGAGTTCAAACTCCTCTTGATTGAGGTTCTTGAACAAACATTTGTCCTCTAGGTAGATATGATAGTTTTTCATTTGTCTTGTTTGGATTGTTTCCTCGCTGCTGTCCATAACATGTCTGTTATATCTGGACTATAATCATTACCTTTTTCTACCATATCATTATAAGTTTTGTCCAACCATTCAGAGTTTGAATCCTGCGAAGGAGTCTCCTTTGACATCTTGTTTGATTCCTCCAATGACATAACTTTCGATCTCCGTTTCTTGAGGTGCGTTTTGTTGTCCCTTAGAATTAAGCCAATGCTCCGTCCAAGGTAGGGGATTGTTCCTTAGGGGTTGGTCATAGATAGGATCTAAACCAATCGCTTTCATTCTACGATTAGCAATCCATTCGACATAGTTATTTAACAATCTTGCATTTAGACCTATCATAGATCCTTCTTTAAACAAGTAATCTGCCCATGCTTTCTCTTCATTGACAGTATTTCTAAACATATCTTTTACATAAGACTTTTCTTCTTCTGCTATCTCTTGCATTTCTGGATCGTCACCCTCTGCCCACTTCTTCAAGATCTGTTGTGTGATAACCAAGTGTTGACTTTCATCTCTAGAGATAAGAGATAAGATCTTTGCTGAACCTTCCATAAGTTTGTTCTCGCCAAAAGCAAACGAACACGCAAAGGAAACATAGAAACGAATGCCTTCAAGGATGTTAACATTAGCGATTGCCCTATAGAGTTTACGTTTTAATTCTCTTCTATCAAGTGTACCTGCAGGATGTCCTTCTCTTGCAAACTTCCATGCATTACCAGAGTCATACTCATGTGCATCATTTACAAAATCATCATAAGATTTTGTGACAGATTCTGCACGTTGTAGTATATTTGTATCTTTAATAATAGTATCAAATACTTCTGAAGGATCTGAATATACATTCTTAATAATGTATGTGTATGATCTACTATGAATCATCTCCATAAACTGCCATACATTAATACAACCTTCTAACTCAGGTAGAGAACAGTATGGTGCAAATGCCATACCAGGTGCACGACCTTGTACAGAGTCAAGCATGATCTGATACTTCAAATTAGAAGTAAAGATGTGCTTCTGTTCTGGTGTTAGTTGTTGATAGTCACCACGATCTTTTTGTAGTGATACTTCTTCTGGTCTCCAGAAATATCCTAACTGTTGTTGTGTTAGTTTATCAAATACTGGATACTTATATGAATCATATCTTTGTACCCCTAGAGGTTTACCAAAGAACATGGGTTGTTTCTTAGTATCGACTTCTTCTGTATTGAAGACGGTCATAGATTCTACAGGTTTAGATTGTGCAGGACTCACAGTTTTCTTCCTCCAAGGTTAGTATGTCGTTTATTAAATTTTCTGTTGGTACAGGTGGTGCTAAATCATCATCACCATCTTTTTTAGCATCATATGTGTTCTGATAGTATGAAGTTTTCCATCCATACTTGTATGTGTTCAACCAATCCATTGCCATTTGTTGCATAGGAACTTCATTGTTAGCGTAGTTCTCTGGATTATAAGACCAGTTACCACTTATCGCTTGATCAAAAAACTTCTGCATTATAGCAGTGACTTTAATATATCCATCATTATTATGCATATCCCACAATAAAGTATAGTTATTCTTTAGTGTAGAATACGATGGAACAATCTGCTTAAGAGGTCCTTTCTTTGATTTCTTAATGGACAGGTAGTCTCTAGGTGGCTCGATTCCATTGGTTGCATTTGACACAATGGAACTGCTCTCCGAAGGCATCTGTGCGGACAACGTGCTGTGCCTGAGTCCGTACTCAAGAATTCGTCCTCGTAAAAACTCCCAATCACATGAAAGGTCATTCGGTATGATTTCATCTACATCGCTCTTATATGTATCAATCGGAAGAATTCCATCAGCATATTTTGTCTTACCGAAATAACCGCATGGTCCTTTCTCCATAGCAAGTTGATTAGATGCAGATAACAATGCAAATTGAAATCTCTCTGTCAACTTATGAACTAGATCAAATGCTTTTTGAGAATCATACTTAGCACCATTCTTTGCAAGATAATGTGCTAAACCAATGTATCCTATACCAAGTGATCTTCTGTTCTTTGTAGACTGCTCTGCTGCTGTCACAGGATAAGATTGATAGTCAATCAATGCATCTAATCCTCTGACCGCTAATTCACATAAGTCATCTAGTTCATCTAACTTTGTTAACTTACCTACATTGATAGCAGATAGAATACACAAAGCAATCTCACCACTACCATCAATGTGTTGTAATGGTGTAGTGGGTAAAGTAATTTCCTGACATAGGTTAGACATGCTCACCTTATCTTTGAATGAACTGTGACTATTACAATGGTCAATGTTCATAATGTATAGACGACCTGTCTCTGCTCTCTCTTTTAATAGATCTAAGACAAGTTCTTGTGCTCTAACAACTTTCTTTGGAATAGAATCATCATTCTCATACTTGACATATAGTTCATCAAATGCATCAGTACCAAAAGCATCATATAAATCTGGAACATTATGTGGTGAGAATAAAGTTATAGTACTATCCTCAATAAATCTCTGGTAAAAGAGACCACTGATCTGTACACTATAGTCTAGTTTTCTTACACGATTATCTTCTGTACCTTTGTTGTTCTTGAGAACAATTATGTCTTCGATTTCTTGGTGCCAGATCGGAAAGTGGACAGTCGCTGATCCCCCTCTAATGCCATTTTGAGTACAACATCTGACAGTTGCCTCAAACTTCTTGAGGAACGGTACAACACCTGTGTGCTGTACTTCGCCACCCCTGATTTTACTGTTGATGCCACGGATGCGACCTGCGTTGATGCCGATACCCGCCCTCTGTGCAACGTATTTACCAATAGCCATGTCAGAACTAAAGATGCTATCGAGGGTGTCATCAACATCAACAAGAACACAGCTTGCAAATTGTCTAAGTGGAGTTCTAACCCCTCCCATGATAGGTGTGGGAATGTTGATTTTGTGTTTGCTGATTGCGTCGTAGTATTTTTTGACATATTTTAATCTGTAAAACTTATCATCGTCTTGGAAAAGGGTTGCAGCGATCATCATATACATGAACTGAGGAGTCTCGAATACTTCTCCTGTGCTACGATCCTGCACTAGGTATTTATCCACAACCTGTCTTATACCTGCATAGGTAAACAGGTAGTCTCTGTCGTGATCAATGTACTTACCTAGTTCGGTTATTTCATCATTAGTATATTTCTTAAGAATATCTCCATCATATAAGTTTCTATCTATACATGATTGTATATGCTCTACAAACTCTGTAGGATGATCTGGGTGACCTCCATACACTTGTTTCCTTAAACTAAAGAGAAGTAATCTAGCAGCAACATACTGATAGTTTGGTGCTTCTAAACTAATAAGATCATTAGCAGACCTTACTAATATCTCTTGTATATCTGAGGTTTTAATTCCATCAAAGAATTGTAGTCCACTACTAATCTCTACTTGAGATTCAGAGACACCTGCAAGACCTCTACAGGCATGTTCAACAATATGATGAACTCTATTTAAGTCAAGAGGTGCTTTAGAACCATCTCTCTTGATTACGTTTATCTCCTTAGGAGTCATACTTTTTTCCAACTATTGAGTTTAAGTTTTGCTTCTATACCCTGATAGACATTTGATTCTACCAGACTTTTTACATCCTGTCCAGCTAGTGACATATCATTTATGTCCTTTTGCTGAATATTACTTGGCCATATTACTACTTTATCTCCTCTATCAATGGCTTTGGAGATTCGGTTGACGATTTCTCTATTACGAGGTTCGTTATCAAAAACCCAAATATAATCGCTCCAGCCAAACGACCCGCAATCAATATCACTGCCAGCCATCGCAACCGAATTATCCAAGAAGAGCGAGTCGAAAGGTCCTTCGACAATGTAGACAGTGTTTTTTTCATTTAATCTATTGAGTCCATATATTTTAGGTTCGTTTTCATCCAACATTACTGTGACATATCTGAGTCTGTCTCTTGGATCGAGACTTCTGCCTTGGAAACCAAACCATCTATCTTTTCCTTCAGTTCTCTTAATGAACGGTATGATGATTCTGCATTGATCACCATAGACTTCTGTGCTCGATGGTTTCTGTTGCTTAACCCAATTATAGAATCCTTCTGTGAAGAAGAGTTCTTTGTGATATTTTTGAGGAATTCGTCTGGCATTTATATATTTTACTGCAGGGTGCTCTCTATTTAGATCAGCAATACTTTTGAGATCCCCATGTTTTTCAAACACAGGTTTCTTAAATTTTGGTTTAGGAACATAAGACCCTTTACCTGTAGTGCCACTCTTATATCTCTCCATGATATACTCATCATGAAGATCAGGAGCTTGATCCTTCAGAAAATTAGGCAGAGTTCTACCTACACCACAGTTGTGGCATTTGTATACCATGTCTTGCTTAAGCCTAAAAAAATACCCTCGTGCCTTGTTCTTATGTTTCTGTGAATCACCACAGTAAGGGCATCGAAAGTTGTATAGGTCTGCTTTCTTCCTTGTAAACTTGTCTAGTCTACCAGAAAGTAAAGTGACATAGTGTGCATCAACGAACTCGTTCAATATCTTGGACTACTAACCCACTTATTGTACTAACTTCTTTGTCATTTGTCAAGTTTCTCATAATTTGTAGTCCTGGTACGGATAATATGAATGATATTACTACCAATCCACCTGCTATAGACCACATCTTTTTCTCTATTGTTCTTAATCTCTCATCTACCTTTCTTATATCCCTCTCACACCCTTTCTTTATTGCTGCTGTCTCTCTATTAATATCTGCAGATAGTCTATCTATCTTCTCAAACAATATTTCATCTACCTTATCCTGTTTATCTAATTTCTCATTGTGTACAGCAAGAAGTTGACCCATCTTAACAGAGTTTTCCTGTAGGGACTCTACGACTCGTTCGAGTCTTTCTATTATAGCTGAGTTTATGTCAGACATTACCTTGTCTCGTCTTGTTCTGCTCCAGAGCGTACCTGTTTCTTAAGATTCTGTGTTTTTAATTGTAATTGTTTTTGTAATTGTTGTTTCTTTAGCATTATTTTTTTCTTTTCGATAGCAATTTTTGACTGTGCCATCTGTTGTTTCATCTGATCTTCTGAACTTTCGTATTGTATATTCTTCATAGCTTTCATTCTTCTATCCATGAAATACTTTGCAGCATTTGCAGGTAGAATTCTTTCTATCTCGATACCAGACCTAAGATTTGGCATGATACTCATGCGTAGTTTCATCTTAAGTTCAGCAGGTGAGTTAGCAAACAATATTGTTTCTCCAACATTAGGTATCTTTACCTTGTATTGGAATAATCTACTCTTCATTTCCATGTTTTCCTTCAATTTGTTACCAGGTGCCACTAATTTCTTAGCGTCTTTCTTCTTAACCTTACCACGAAAACGTTGTACAGGATCATAACCTGCTGTAGGACCTGTTGCAGCATCTGCACCAGTATATCCAGTTGTTTGCATCTCTTCGTTCATAGGTTATCTATCTCCTTTTGAATATCATTATCAATATCGAGGTCGGGAAGCATCCCTAAAGGATATTTATTCAAATAGATTAATATAGTTTTGAGTATAGACCAATACTCCCTTTCTAATCGGAAGAATAGAAGGGGAGTAGCTGCCTCGCCAAATACATTATAAAGAATTATAAGATGATTTATAATAAGGTGAGTTCTTAATGCACCACCTCTGACATAACGTTTCAAAAGTCGTTTCAAGTATTTGAAACGTTTCATGTCTTCATCAAAGTCCTCTCTTGTCACACAATGAGGATTCTCATAATGTTTAATGGCGAACAGAATGTAGGTCTCCTCATTCAGTTCGTCAAAAATCATTTATTAAGTTGTTGTAATTGTCTTGGTTGAACCAGATCCACCTGCACCAATAGTATCGCCTAATACGAATACCTTATCAGATGCTGTTGAAGTACCTGCGTCAACAATAGTTCCAGAGATTGTCTGAGCACCAATAGTATGTACCTTACTTGCAGCAGCACATGTGAATGTAAATTCAACACGGTTTGTACCTGTCTGTGCAGCAGCAGTAGCAGTAATAGATGCACTATCTGTAGTATTAGTAACTACAAGAGTAGCACCGTTAGTCACATCAACTAATTCGTTGTATATAACGACAACAGTTCCAGTTGCAGCAGCTGCATATGTAGTCTCCTCAAAGAATACAGCAGTGATGTCTGCATTACCAAGAGTGTTTGTACCAGATCCACCTGCACCTACAAGTCCATCTATGGAACATAGTATCTCATCCCAATACTTTGTCTTTGTAGCATTTTTGTAGTGTCTCAATACCCATCCATCTGCAGTTGCAAAGATGTTTTGAGGATCTACGCCAGTACCACGCACAGCCCACTTAGGCTTTGATTCATCAGCATCGGTTTTACCCCAAAGTGCCATAGTTATACTCCCTGATTGTCGTTCTATCTCAAATTATTTATAAAAAAACGTGCCTCTACGACCTCGATTTCTATCGAGTTTCTATAGCAGATTTTACAGTTTCTAAAAGTTTATCATCCATGTCAGTCTTAGTTAATTTGACTGCTTTTTCTAGGATAACAATACACAATTTAATTAGACTTTCACCCAACTCTGAGTCGTCTGGAATTTTATTTACAGCATCAGATACAATTTTAGATGCGAATGGTAGAAGAAAAGATAACATGATCTAACGTATAATTCTACCCTATATAGGCTACTTTAGTCTGGTGTAAAAGAATTGTTCTTAACGTATCCCCACTTACCTTTTGATAGTGCTCTCACACCTCTGGGATCCTTACCTACTTTCTTCTTAGCAGCCTTACCTGCATCCATGATCTGTTTATATTTTTTCTGCTTTGCTTCTTTGTGTTTCTCTTGAGCTTTCGCTATGATTTCGTTTTTTAAACTTGTTGTTTCAATCATTTCTTTGTCCTTTGGCCACTCGTAAGAACAATTCCATGCCCGAAGAGACTTATTGATGCGACTGTCTGGATCTCTTGCAGTCTTTGCACTTGTAAGTTTCTTCTTCATACCTCTCATTCTGGCACAGAACGATTTCCTACGAGGATTACCTACTTTTTTACTGGGAGCTTTTAGGTCTGAACCAGGATTCTCACGTTCGTAAGACTTCCTGCCCTTTTCATTCAGACCACCCTCTTTATTTTTACCTGCCTTACGTGTCCACGCAGCAGCTTCACTCCTTACAATCTTATTGTCAGGTTCATTCTTTGAAAGATTTTTTGCTTTTTGTTTCTTAGAGATCTTAGGTCCTCCTACTATATCTCCATACTCATCTCTCTTGACTTCTTCCTTTCTCACTCTTCCTAAAAGTTCATCAACAGCCTTCTGCCTATCTTTCTCATGATAATTTACTCGTGTTTTATCTTTCTTTCCTCTCATCTTTACACCTCTACCTTTTTCAGTATTATATCTTCTTGCCTCAGTATCATCATATTTTTGATTTGACTTCTTAGTACCTCTTCTATTACCAAATGTTCTTTGGTTTCTATCATTCATTTTTGCATAGTCATCTTTACCCTGATCTACCTTTGCTTCATCCATTTTCAGTGCATCTAACTGATCTAATGCTTTTTGTGACCACCATATTGTAGCTTCTTTCATTTTCTTTTTAGGTTTATCAGTTTTAACATAGGTTGGTTTAGCAGCACCAGACTTAGATTGTTGATTAGGATCTGCTTTTTTCTTACGTCTTTGTGCAGATAATCTTTCTGCCTTAGTCATAGACGCTCTCTTTGCAGAAGATACACACTTAGGAGTTCCTTCACCAGGTTTGTCACTAGCACAAGTACCACCTGTGACTACATTGACCCACCCTTTCTTTCCATCTTTTGATTTAGATTTAGAAAACCACTTGTGTAAGTTGCCTTCCTTTACTAGGTATCCATCATGCATGACTTTATAACCTTTTGGAATTGGTTTACATTTTTGATCTGTATTACAATAGTATTTACCTTCACCACACTCCACTGCTACCGCCTCCTAAAATTGCAAGGTTTAATCCTGCCATAGTATACATCGCATTATGTATTGTAAGATCAGAGTCTTGTATCCATGGCTGTGCATCTTCATTATAAATCCAACATTGTAATGCACCATACTTTGCTTTTGGTATGGAGTTATCAAACCACCAATCATAATGTGGTGTATCGTCGGTTGCGGGGTAAGTCAACTACCTAACCCCTTACCTTTATCATAATTATCCTTTCCTCCATATCTTGCCATTGTCTCAATGTAGTCTCTAGTGTTTTTAAACCCACGTTTCTTAGCATCAGAAGCAGTTTGTTTCTTTTGATCTGCCATCTTTTTATACTTGCCAGTACCACGAGTGTCTTTCTGACCCTTGACTTTCTTCTGCTGTCTACTACCACCTGACATGATAGCACCTTTACCATACTTAGCAATAATTTTTTTCTTTACTATATCAAGTGCAGTATCTCTTTCTTCATGAGTAAACTTCATGCCCTTGGTTGCTTTGTCCTTGAGTGCCTGACGTTTCTTAGGATCCATGTTCTTTTCATAGTCTGCTAACTTCTTAGCATAACTAGGGTTATCCATCTTCTTGATAAGTGCTCTGTCTTTCTTATCAGGTCCTGTATATGATGCCTCATTCTGTACATCAGGACCGTCATTTACATCTTCACGTCTACGTTTTTGTTCACACTTCATACAGTCACAGTCTTCACCATGTTCTTTCTTAACCTCTTTGAGTTCATCTTTCTTAGGGTTAATAAGAATCTTAGATTTTTTTTCTGCTAGATATGATTTGAATGATAGCACTACTTTGCCTCCATTCTACGTTTCTTAGCTTGTTTAGCATATAGTCTAGATGATTGCTTCATCTTTTCTATTGCTCTTTCTTTGTTTCCTGCTACTGCTGCCTTACCTCTCTCTACCTCTGCCTTCTTAGAAGCTTTGAGTGCTAGGTCTGCAGATATCTCATCTATTTGAACCTTATTGTCAGGATATATTTCAGCATATCCGTAGTCTTCTTTCTTCATTGCTGCTGCTTTTGCTTTTAAACGAGCAGTTTTCTTATGGGGATACATTGTGTCTATAGTATGACTCTTTTGTGGATATGCACTACCACTATGTCCTGCCTTAGTTCCCTTAGTTTTCTTTCCTCTGTCTGCCTTATGTCTTTCTTGTCTTTCTTTTTGTTCACGACCTAACTTACCATAACCCATACCACTTCTATTCATAGCAGAGGTAGTATCTCTTCTTGCTCTCTTACTTCCTGTTTCACCTTCTATAAATGAATCGTCATACTTATTTTTTTCATCAACTTGTTCAACTTCTTCATTCTTAGGACGACAATCGTTGACGAGTTTACCACCCTTCATTTTCATACCCACTTTCTTGTGAGTCTTCCAACATTCTTGGAACTCAATCTCTTCTACTATTTCATTAGTATCAGATAGTGTGATATCAATGTCACCTTCAAAACCTAACTCCTCTAGTAGTGAACCAATTTCTTCCCAGATTGCTTCCTCACTCTTATTACCATAGTTTGCTGCACCTTTCTTACGACATTGTACTAATCTACCTGATGCATATGCACTTGGCCATACCTTAGCACTTGCTTTTACTTTCTTGTAGCAAGCATCCTTTTCACCACTACCCTTACCTTTCTTATCTGCTTCATTTAATTCATCTTCATGAGGAATAGTATTACCATCAGCATCTTTCTGATGATGCTCTGACATCTTCTTGTTTGAATGATGACTTGGATCGCCAAATGCAGGATTATTTTTGTACTCTGGTTTTTGCTTCTTCTTTTCTGCCTCTAATTTTTTTGCTTTCTTATCAAGATAAGCTTTCATTGCACCACCTGGTTTGCCAGTTCCTTTAGTCAGACCATATGCACTGCCTTCTTCTACTTCTACTGCTTCTTTCTTAATTGCTTTAGAAATTACTTTTCTTCTATTGAGGAGATATGAATCGGACTTGTCTTTGTCACCATCATTGTCCACATCACCATCTTCTTTACCGACAGCATCTAATTTCTTTTTTGCTTTTTCTTGTATCTCTGCATATGCATCAGACATATCAGGCAAATCTCTGAAGTTCATTGTCATTTTAGTACTTTCTCCTTTTTATTTATCTTCTTTACAAACTCACCAGGTGTCAATTTCTTAGCATAGTTTGCTAATTCATCAGTTCCTATTTCACCTGCAGGTGTAAAGTTAAAGTATTTTATTTTGTTGATTTCTTGTAGATCTTTTAACCATGAACGATATATTCTATCGGACTCGTCTACAAAGATGACGTAGTTGCTACCACGACTCACAACTTTACCACAGATACCTGTGTTTACATTCTCTACAAGGTCTCCTATCTTAAATATGTGACCTTCAAAGTAATGTTCTCTAAGTGCTTGAGGATCTAACTTAGGTGCTATCTCATATAGAGTATAAGATGCATCTTGAAAATCATCAAGATCTTCTTGAACATTCATCGCTTGTCTCAGCGTATTATATAGTTCTTCTTTTCCCTTTCTTCCTAGTTTCTCTGGCATACCTGACACAAATGTGTCATAGTCGTCATCCATAGCTGCCTTACGTAGCTTAGATGCACTCATACCTTCTACACCTTCACCATCTGGATCTCTATCACCTGCAGATGATACCTTTATATCATCAAAATTATATAACTTACCATTATATTTGGTTGCTAGTGAGTTAAATTCACTGACTCTATCTCCACCAACTACTATGTTTACTGAACTATATCCTTCACCATCAAGTGTTGTCAACACATCAAAGATAGTTTTAGTCTCTTCACTATTCTGAATAGCATTTGCATGATCAGGATATGCCTGTTTCATGAACTTGATCTTTGTACCAGGATCTAGTGGATTCTTTTGAGGATCTTGTGATCTACTTGGGTAAATCCTATACTCTCCACCTCCTGATGATGACTTCACTTTGTTTAGAAGTGCTTCATGTCCAGTAGTAGGGGGATTAAATCTTCCAAAAGTAACAGATATGCTACCTTGATCGACCGAACCCTCGCCTCCTGCAGTTTCTTCTCCTCCATTGGTTGTTCCTCCTGCTAATTCTTGTGCGGTCAACTTTCTAAGTTTACCATCTTGACTCATATGAGTCACCTTACCAGTTTGATCGGCATATTTACCGTATCCAACGTGTTTAAGATTGAGTTTTTCTGCTTCTTGTGCTGCAAAGGATTTTTGAGCCTCTTTTAGGAAAGCACTAAACTTTTTCATTCTTCCAATTTTTACGTAAATTAAAGTTTGCTCTGCTAAAGGTTAGTCTATCTACAATTTTATATGGATTTTTAGAATTAATCACATAACCTTCGTGTTTAGAAGGTTCACCATCAATATAGCATTTCACGTCACCGCTTTCACGGATACCACATTGTAGACGCTGTTTCAGTTGATAGATATAGTGCCATGCCTTGAAGGTATATACACTGACCTCTCCCTTATATTTATCAGGTAACGAATCGTACATTTCTTGAGCGTCAGCAATACGTCCTTCACGAATAAAACTGTTGACATGTTGCTTGATCTTAGGAGCAACTTTTGGATGAGGAGTTTTAGATCTAAAGATAGGTATAAACGACTTCCATTGATCTGTAAAATTTAATTCTTTCTCTACAAATGCCCATGCATCTGTTGCACTTACACAGTAACAAGTAGGTGAACTAGCAAGATTAATCCCGATGTGCCCAACACTATCCGCAGAAACTTGCTCATAAAGAGTATGTGGAGCAATGACAATATAGCCAGGGACTTCAGTGGGAAAACGATACTCCAAAGTATTAGGAGTGTAAGAATGTGACCCACCGACACCAATCCAGTCAGCTTGAATAATGCTATCGACACGAGGAGCAAAATGAAACAATAACCGAAGAATGTCTGCCACATCCCCTTTGTGATTGGTCTCAATGTCATTGAAGGAATAATTGATCTTCGGGATTTTTTTGTTGAAGACACTTTTTGTACCTACGAAAAATTTACCATTAGCAGGATTAGTACCAAATACCACAGCAGGAGCACCATCCCACTTGATACCAACAGTTTTACAAGTAATCATCTCAGTGATTGCTTTGAGTGCAACTCTACGACCATCAAAGATTGTATCTTCTGGGTGTTCGAGGTGTTTGTTTGGCATATCATCCTGTATTATATCCATATTATAGCAGGTTTTTATGTCTGATGCGAGTCATAGTGTGCACTTTGCTAACTGTACACTATTAATATGCCATGAGTGTTCTATTTAAAAGTGAATTGATATCAACTCTACCTGGTCTTTGAACAAGACATAATTCATCCATTTGTTTTTGAAACTCATCTGTTATTGTAGCAAAAAATTGTGGCATTGATTTAAAATCACCCTTGTATCTTAACTGTAAATCTAATATAGGAACTCCGTCTCTAGACAATTGATAAAATACCTTAGCAGCATTTGCTGCCTCTTGTTTTTTCTTGTCGTGAACAATTTTATATGGTTTATTATTACCTGCTAAGTTAGAAAGACCACATAGTACAGTATGTAAAGGAATAAACTTTGCAGGTGACAAAGTTAATTTATCTTTAGTAGGATCTTTGCTGTTTGGTTTATAGTCTGCATAACCAGTGACTAAACCAAATTCAAAATTATAATCTTTTATATTTTTTGCTTCTAGTTTAACATTTAGTCTAACCTTTAAAACCATATCAATTAATTTGTTAGCAAAAAATTCTGCATTGTCTTGAATAATGTCATTAAAACCTGTGAATAATTTGTTATCAGATTTAGATAGGTCTTTGTTAATATAATCCTTTAATCCTAATCGTCCTTTTGGTTTTTCATACACTGTGCTTTCTCTTACTGTGCCGACAACATCTGATATCTCAATAGGTTTATCCTTATCATTAAAACCTTTCAAGTTAATCAAAGCAACCTTATCATTACTGTTAGGTTTTTCTAATTTGTAATTCCATATCTCCTCATTACTTAATTCATCTATACCTCTGATGTTTATTATCTCATCTTTATGTGCTTTTCTTACCATATTTGCAAAGTAATCTTGTCTTACTTTGTTTAAGTTATTAATTGCTCTAATATTTTTTGGATCAGTTCCCTCTAAAAAAGTACTAAATGCTTTGTTTATGATAGTAGGATCAGGTTTATTCTTATCTGGTTTTTTCTTTAGTGAGATACCAAAAAACTTTTTAGGTCCTGCTTGTACAACTAAGTCAGATGAATTATAATCAAACCCTTTACCCTTATCTTTCATTCTAAACTTATCCACTTCTGATGGCCACGTAGCACCTGTCATATAAACAGCAGTTGCTGTCTTTACATTAGTTCCTGTCTTTGACATAAACTCTCGTACACCTTTAGCACCAGAAAATCCTGCCACAATATTTGCAACTAAGTCTGTTCGTTTTTTCTTATCTTTAAATTCTTCACCTGCACTCTTGATCATTGTTTTAAACTTAGAGTCAAGAGGTTTAATCTTACCAGATAATGCTAGACCATCTTTTGCAGACCAATCTAATAGTTTTTGACCTGTATTATCTTTACATAAATCATCAATTTCTGCATCAGTTATAAACAATCCAAGAGCACAAAAAATCTCAGAGGGTTCTAGTGATGTCTTTTTCTCAGTGCTCTTTGATGCCATCGAACTTTAGAATTATTTATCGTCACGTTCTCCCATTATATCTCTAAGATCAGAGACATACTTATGTGTATCTTTGATAGTGTCTATAGACAATAGTATATCTGCAATGTGTTTGCTGATATATGTATCTTCAGTTCTTGCTGCCCAAGCAAGAGCATTTCTTAAATTTGCCTTTGCTTCATCTAATGAATCTGATACTTGTTGTGAGAGTGCCATTTTAGTGTGGGTTATAAATTTTTAAAATGTATAGTGTTATTACGATACTAATTATAAGAAGTATAGAAATAAGTTGAAACATTACACATCTCCTACAAGTCGGTTTTCCGAATAGTGTACATCAAACTCACCGCCAGGATACCTTTTCTTGAGTTTATCTACATTCATTTCAATAACTTCTTCTGGTGTAGTATCTAAAGCAATACATGCTTGAATAAAATACCACATGATATCACCTAGTTCACGTTTCATATGAAATAGATTCTCTTGACTAACTGGTTTACCTTGGAATAGTATTTTCTTTACTATCTCAGTAAACTCACCTGACTCAGCACATAGTCCGAGTGCAGCAGTTAATGCTCTATGTGATTTAAAATCCTTAGAGTATAAATCTCTCAAACGATCTTGAAATTTACCACCTGTTTTACTCTCGTCAGACGTGACAGCGTCTACGAATTGAGTATATTTTTCAAAGTCAATCATACTTTAATTCATTAAATGATTTTGCAGCAAACTTTTTAGTAAGTTCTTCATTTCCCTTATCAATTATATCTGTTTGTGCTGTTTCCTCTACATCATACAGCCTCATCTTCGCTCTGTCAATACCTATGGAGAATCTTTTATTAATTGTAGGATCATTGTATCTGTTTTTCAACTGTTTGACCATGATCTGATTCATCTCCTCAAGTTCCTCCGTCGATATAAGAGCAAACATAAGATCGGCAGTAGCAGGAAGACCGAAACTCTCGCTTGTATCAGTAAGATCGACATCACTACTACCAAAGCCAGAGCGAGTCGTCTGAGTAGCGGAGACGATAGGTACATTAGCCTCAACTGCAAGACCACGGAGTTCTTCTGCAATCGCTTTAACATAGGTATACGAGTTTACTATAGATCCTTTATACCTCTGAGAGGCACAAATATTTAGATAATCAATGAATATAATATCAGGTTTAATACTTTTCTTTAGTGCGAGGTCACTGATCAAAGATTTGAAATGTCCTACGTGTGCTGATGCTGTAGGATATTCTTTGATGATTAACTTCCCTTGTGTTTTCTTTGAAAGGTTCTTAACCTTACTCGCAAACATTACCTTAGGTAAATCTGCAAGTTTTTGTATTGGAATATTTAATAAATTAGCATCTATTCTTTCTGCAATCTTTTCTTCTGCCATTTCCATAGTGATGTATAGCACATTCCTACCTTGTAGTAGTGTTGCTGCTGCCATATGACACATGAATAATGACTTACCAACACCTGTACCTGCTAGTGCAACGTTGAGTGTTTTGTTAGGTAGTCCACCTTTTGTAATTTTATTAAAGTAGTCAAGATCAAAGGGGATCTTATCTTCTTTTCTATGATAGAAGTCGAATCTTTCATCTGAGTTTGCAATATAATCATGTCCAACATTCTGATCAAAACTTACTCCAAGTGCTTGACTGAGGATTTCTGGAATAGCACCCTTATCCCTCTTTGAATCTTGTCCATCAGCAATCTTAACGGATTCCATAAGCGATAGATAAATCGCTCTCTCCTGACACCATTTCTCTGTAGTGTCAACCAACCAATCGTACTCGCTTTTCTCATTGGATAACTCACTTAGAACCTCCTTTATAGTTTTAAATTGATCTTCAGTTAAGTCTGTACGTTCTTGACATTCTATACTCAAAGCATTAAGAGATGGTAATGCATCATACTGACTAATGTATTCATGTATTTCTAAGAATACAATCTTATACTCACGAGTGGTGAAGTATTCCTTCATCAAAAAAGGCAACACCTTACGTGCATATTTTTCATGATAGCATAGATTACTAAGAATCGTGACTTCTAAATTCATGTGTAATGTAAATAAGTGCCAACAATATATTTGTTGTTAGATACAGGTGCTTTACCTGCGTGTCTGTATTGCCATGTTGGTGGGAATAAAAGTATTGTACCACACTTGGCAGAAATGTCAAAGTTAAGTTTAGGGAATGATGTCTCCCCTCCTTCTTCAACATCATTAAGATATAAAAAACCGACTAGGAATCTACGAGCAGACGCATAGTCTTGCACATCAACGTGATCCTTGAATTGGTCATAATTATTGTTCTCATACATCTTCATACGGAACTCTTCGTATGAATATTTGACAGGAAAGTCAGGACCTAAATCCAGTTCCTCCATATATTTGTCCATGCACTCATCAAATATATCAATCAACAGGTTCTGTTCAGCAACCCACTTGGGATCTTTTGCATTATATCTCTGAGAAATATTTAGTTCTCTGAAACTTGGTCGCTGCTCTCTATCAGTGTATATGCTGTCGGACTCATCAAAGTTCTTGATGATCGTATCACATACTGATTTACTAAGAACATTAGGATACGTTCTAACATAGTCAGTTAACTTAGTTGCCATAACGAAACTCTTTAGCAGCAGCTTCGTCTATCTTACTCATTATTTCTTTTGTGAAATATTTGTCTGGATCCTTAAGTATTGCAGAAGGATATACACTGCTATCACCAACAACGATCCTATTTCCTTTACGCTCAAAGACTCCATGTTTCTCACCCAACTCCAATAATCCGTAATACCTGTCCAATCCACGGTCATAATATAATCGTGTTTCAACATCTGAGTTCTCCTTTGTTAGTCTGGACTTTGCGGTTTTGCATTTGATAATATTTCCAACAACCTCCTTACCATCTTTTTCCTTCTTCTTTGATAGATATACAATTGTGCTTGCAGCGTATTTGAGTCCACTTCCACCTCCCATTTCTTTAGTTGGAATGTATGCACCAACTACATCGTATGTATGGTTGGTGACTATCAAAGGAACGTTTGCTTTACCTAATTTGAGGGTTAGCACACGAAAGATTGACTTAACAACTTGAGCACGAGTCATATCTCGTGTCTCTTTACCTGCCTCAGAGTCCTCTACTTCCTTAGAAGTTGATAACATACCAAGAGAATCTAAAACAAACATTAAGGGTTTGCGTTCTTCAGCAGTTTGTTCGTTATATTTATCTAATATTTTGATTGCTTGTAGCCTAAATTCTTGAACTGTAGTAACAGGAACAAGTAGCATACGATTAGAATCTATACCTCTATCCTCAATCATTTGTTTAGAGATAGCAGATTCTGATTCAAAATATATTACACCTGCATCAGGATTAGATTCTAAGAAATGTTGAACCATACCAAGACAAAAGAATGTCTTACCTGTAGATGTCTCACCTGCTATAGCAGTTATCTTATTATTAGGGATGCCTCCGTAGATTGATCCTGATAGTAAGGCATTAAAAATATAAGAACCTGTATCAATAAATCCTGCAGTGTCACCTGCAGATACACCTTCAGAGACTAATGATGCGTAATCATTACCAATCTCTTTAGCTATGTCCTTCAGAAAATTCATGAATCCATGTTATAAAATTAGAACGTTTCATGGCACGCTCAAACCATTTTGCTTCAGATATATCATTAAATATCTGATGCTCTTTTTTAGGTGTGCCGAATGCTTTTTGGTATTCGACTTTGTACTTTTTCATCCAAATAAAAATTCAAGTGATGCGATCTTTTCAGGCTTCCACCCAATAGTATCCATAATAACTTTTATTGGTTCTAAGAAACTCTTACTAAATTGTAGTTCATAGTCCACCTGTTTGTCAAGTCCAAATTCTCTAGGGAAAGTATTTGGAAACGAAATGACATTCTCTGATATCTTATTAGGTGTCTTTAGATAGATGAACTTGATCTTCTCCCCATCTTGAATGAGGGGATACTTGTGAGTCAATCGTTGTTTTGTATTATGGTAATTGTATAGTAATGCTCCACGCACATGAATGGGTGTACCCTTACTATAGATACTTGTTTGGTTCGCCCACTTATTTATCCCATTGCATCCTCTAGGAAATGCTATGTCTTCGATGGGCAACTCATTAAACTCCTCTCTAAATTGTGCAATAAACTCCTGTGCATCTTCTTCATCACTATTCATGATGACCTTGAGACACTCTTTAATCTTGTCACGACAAGCACCTGGTGTAGATGACTTGACCGCTTCAATACCCATGACTTTTAGTTTAGGTTCAGCAAATCTTACACCCTCTATGTCCCATGCATTTAAGATGTATCTCTTCTTCGCTGTCCATATACCTTTGTTAGCAATGGTCTCACGTTTCATGAACATCTTCTGGTCATATGCGTTTACGTATTTTGCCAACGCTTCATAAGAACTCTCAATATAAGGCTCAAGTTCCATCGAACAGACCTTATCAATGAACCCAACAATGACCTCATCAGTTTCTTTTCTCCCTTTGTATACACCCTCGACCAGAGGACCCAGATTGAGGTAGATACTATCAGTATCACTAGCAATGACATAATCAACATCCTCCGTTTTTAGTATTTTGTTCATCTTCTGGTTCATCTTGTTCTCAATCCAACGGATAGATACCTGACCAGAGAGAGTAATTGCCTCAGCATTAAGTAAATTATAGTATCTAAAATACTGATTGCCAACAGCACCATAGGCAGAGTTCAATTGAATCTTTCTTGCCATCTGGATGTTGTTGAATTTACTTATATCTTTTTCTAATTGTTTGGTGGGTTCTTTCTCATAATCTTTTTTTGCCTGTATCATTCTCTTCTTATAGATGACACGTTCAGTGTATATCTTTTCCATCATCTCAGGCAAGAAACCTTTTATATCTTTACGATACTGTGCACCGTTAGCACATACAGCGAAGTCACCTGATAGATCTACTTCTTGATTCAATAACTTCTCAACATTTGCACTAGGATGTCTAGTCTCCCAGAGTGTCTCAGGAGATATATTGTACTGCATAATAAGATGAGGATATAGACTATTAAGGTCAAATGATACAACCCAATCATATTTGCCAGGTACAGGTTCTTTTACATATGCACCTGCATACTTCTCGTCTTTCTTTGCACCTTTACGAGGGGGAGGTACAATGTTCTTATCAGCAAGATAATTAAAGATCATTGTATCCCACATACGAACCTGTGAATATACATCTTCAAAGTTTACCTTAGCATCATAAGACATAGTGATTGCTAGTTCTAGCAACTTCATCTTGTCTTCTAATCTGTCAATCAACTCAACGTCTTGGATGTTATATTCTATAAACTTCTGCCAATCTCTTGTGTAAAAGTCTCTAAAATTCTCGTACTCACTGTGGTCGAGCTTTCTCTGTCCCAACTCGACAAAAGCGATGTGATCAAGTCTGTAGGATTCTTGATTACTATAAGTGAACTTGCGATAAAGATCGAGGTAGTCAAGAATATTAATCCCACTGACATCATAAGCATAATTCTTCCTTCCCTGAACATAAATTTCTCTCTCGTTTGCTCGGTTCCAAGGTGACAATGATCTCATCCATTTTTCACCTAGTATTCTATTTAACCTTCTGGCGATGTATGGTACATCATAAAGGTTTACGTTCCATCCTGTCAAGATATCTGGTGTGTTGTGTACCCACCACTCAAGAAAACCCTTGAGCATATCTCTCTCACTATCATATATGTAGTGTTCATGCTCAGTTTCAAATTCACGAACTGCCCAGATATAAAACTTTTTAGTCACCATATCTTTAATGGTAATAGAAAGCATTTCTTCTGCTGCTGCTTCTACATCAGGGAATCCATTCTCACATTGAACCTCGATGTCCAATGCATAGATTTTCATCTGGTCAATATGATAATCAACTTCATCAGAAAACTCTTTCCTGATATACTGATACACGAAACGTTCATACCCATGAACCTCAAACTTTTCTACACCATTATATGTTTTGATAAACTCTCTTGCTTCTCTAGCAGTTTGAAAATCTATAGGTCTAACATATTTCCCTGTGAGAGTTTTCATCTTTTCTTTACGATTAGATGTCACATATAAGGTAGGAGAAAAATGGGTACGAAACTGGACTGGTTCTCCATCTTCGTACCCTCGATATAGAATTGTATCACCTGCTAATTGAATGTTCGTATAGAACTTACTCATGCGTTATACTTGTCCAACAAAGTTTGACTAGGTTCTAGTATAGTCAAAACTACATCAGATGTCAAGAAGATGTCACGTTGTGAACTATGCTTAGGAAATGGTATGAGTTCTCCCTCTTCAGATACTTCGTAGCATCTTTCAAGAAGATATACAGGTTCTTCATCTAACTCAGTTATCTTTGCTAGAAGGTATTCACTCCGTTGTCTCAACAAGATTAGTCGGACTACCGCCTGTTCCTGTTCCATTTCCAGAGTTGGTGTTTCCTCTTCCATTTGCTGCCTCTACTAATTCATTGTATTTGTCGATGACCTCAGGATAAGTGTCGTATGCACTTACGATTTCATCTAGTCGAAGGATAACCCTTCTATCCTTGCTCAAAGGTGCCCAAGGTATAAATTGTATTTCTGGTGAACGCATTTGATGCACACCTTCTGTTTCAATTAAAAGATCTTGGTCAGTTTCTACAACATGAACGTTGTAGGGATGATCCATTCTAAAAGCTACTGCTTTATCTGGTTCATCTTTTGATGCAATTTCAAAAACGTCTGCGATGACATCTTCACCGTTTCGCATTCTTACGACTCTTACGCTCATAACTTTTGTTTGATTCTGATATTTGATAAGCACAATCTTTGATAAGATCTTTTAAGATTCTTTCAGCGTTTGTGTTTTTTTGTTCTGCGATGGGTCTGCATAGATGCATTATACCATCAATTTGGTAAGTTGGCAACTCTAGTGTTAAGAGTTCTGTTTCACCTTCATAGTTATTCGGTTTTAGGTTCAGATAATTGCTTCTCATCTTGTATTCCGTAGTGGTAATCGTTTGTATCACCATACCTCTCCATGTGACCACGTTCCACACTAAAGATCTCAGTAGATACTTTAAAGTCTGGCATCTTAGGGTTCTTAGGAGTCAAAGAGTTATCATATATTCTCATCCTATTGTTAGGATATAAGGCAAACTGACCATTGTTCAGTGCTATTAAATTATGACTCTTATGTTCTGATGGTGTTTCTGCTGTGCTATAGTCTGGAGTATCAGGTTCATCATGATAATTATCTATTGTAATAACATACTTACCTAACTGTGATCCAAAGTCTCTAGTATATAGTTCATAATCCATAGACCCTATAAATTGTTTGCATATAGTTGTGACACCATAGTCCATGCAGTTCCAGAACTGTAGATTAGGTAAATCCATATCTGGATCTGGTGTCTTAGGTTTACTTACAAATGCACTAATTGGTAGTTTATCATATATTGCTGCATACTCTGGTAAGTATGTCTCAAAATAAAATGCTCGACCAGGCATTGATTTACATGATACCCAGACACCTGGTGTAAATTCGCCATGACCAGACTCAAAGTCAGTTAAATATTCTTTCCTTACCCACACTTCTTCTGCGGGCATATTACTAATTAGACTTGCCATTTGTTGTGTATGATGGTGGAATATGATGATCGTTCCAATGACGAATGTTGCCACCAACAATAAAGCAGTTAGTGACAACAAGTTGAATCATAATAATAGTTCTGATAGCACAGATCCAGTTATCATATTTCTTTGTGGTTTCGTCATTAAAAGATCCAAGAGCATACTTCCAGACCTTCCAGAATTCTTTCATCATTTAATGATATCATCTGAACATTCTAATGTCAAGTGATATCATAGACTTTATGTTTCTGGTGTTCTGGAACAACCTTATTTAGTTCTATAGTTAATAGACCATCCTCATGTTTGATGTCTCCAATCTTTACATCATCTGAAAGATTGAATCCTCTTGTAAAGGTTCTTGCTGCTACACCCTTGTGTGCATATTCCTCTGCATCAGGTTTTGATTCCTGTGCTTTTGATTTAACGCACAAGACATTTTGTTGAGTTGATACTTCTATATCTTCCTTCTTCCATCCTGCTAATGCTAGTTCAATTCTCCATTTCTCATCTGATTCCCTTACGATATTATATGGTGGATATTGTCCTTGTACTGATCCTGTACCATATGCATGGAATCTATCGAATAGATCGTCGAATCCTACGCTGTATCTAGTTGCAGCGTCAAAAATTTTGTCGATGTCCTTTGTAGTCCATCTTGTTAGATAGTTCATAGTTCTCCTTAAATAAGCGAGTATAGTTTGTGTCCCCGAAGGCGACAATACTATTTAACCATATCGTTAGGACTAGGTAAATGGTACATTCCGAACATTTTAGTAAGGTTTTGCTCACCTATATAGTGAAGGATTCTCTATGAAGAAAATGAAGAAATTCTTACCTATCGTTATGCTTTTGACTTTCGGTGCTGCTGCAAATGCAGGTGGTATGAGCACAAGACATCAATCCAGTTTGCAACTGACTGTTGAACCTCAAAGAACAATCCAGACACGAGTTGGCAATAGCTATTCTATTTCTGGAACTAACGTGATCACAACACATACACCTTCCTCAGGTAGTGCTGTAGATGGTGGTATCGGTGTTAACACTTATAGTGCTACTACAGGTGTTGGAACAGTTGGAACAATTACTGGTGTTCAAAATGGATGCACAGGATCATCTTCTAATGATGACCTAGCATGTGCAGGATCATTCTCCTTTGCCCAATCATGGCAACAAGGTGATAGTTCTGCTGCAAGTGCTGCTACTTGGGGTGATATAACTACCTACAGTGGAGGAACAGCAGGTGCAGGAAAGCCAGGAACAATTACAAATGGTCATGCGATTACACTTGACAATGGTTCTGGTACTTCTGGAACGATTGCTGCAGGTAATTCATTGACAGGTCAGTTCGTTAGCGAAATTACTATTTTTGACTAATAATCATGAGGAATACATGTAAGTTATTCCTTCTAATAGCTATGGGTGGTGCCATAAACCCAGTCATAGCAGTGCCTGTGGTGCCAAATTTCCAACAAGGCTCGATGACCACCCACACGGAAACGACTTCCACGGTGACAGAGACCATAAATTCGATGGATTATAACACAGGCTATCAATGGTCGGTCAGTGGCCATGGGGTGACTACAACTGATGATTTATCACCTATTAATGCAACCCAAGTTAATACTATTGAAGGAGTGAATTCGACATGGACGGGAATAAGCGACAAACCCAATTTCACAATACAGACACCAGGTGCAGCGTTTCAATATACGGAAACGTATCAAGGCCCAGGTCTCTCAAATCACACAGTAATACAAAGAGAAACCACCGTAACTTCGGTAACAGATACAACAAGTATCTTCTCGCAATAAAAGCATTATGTCTATCTGCTCTAACTGTAAGTGTCAGTGTCCCTGTAAATGCAGAGACTGTAGGGGGTGTGAGTGCAACAGCATCTCCGATCGCCAATTCTTCAGGCTCAGTAACCAATCAAGCTATACAAGTCTTACAAGGACCATATATAACTAACACTTATGGTAATGGTATACAGTGCCAAGGTGCTACCATGAATATTACTCCGTACGTCACAGGAACGGCTTCAGCACAAAAACCATATGAACCATACTATATGGATCCTGTTTATGATATGTCAGATTTAGATGAAGACGGTGTATTAGACAATCCAGGTAATATTTTATATCATGTTCCTACAAGAACAGCACAGAAAGATAATTATAATCTATCAGTAGGTGTATCTGCAACATGGTCTAGACCATTAGATAAGAAACTACAAGAGCAATGTAAACAGGCAGCAGACGCAAATATCGCATTAATGAATCAAACAGTTGCGAATAAAAGATTAGACTTTGAGATCGCAAGATTGAAAAATTGCGGCTCTCTAATAAAAGAGGGTATATCATTCCATCCAAAATCACCATACTATAGTATATGTGCTGATGTTGTTGTACAGAATGTAAATAACATAGCTCCACATGCACATGACATACCTTTAAAGGAAGTGATTATTCCTTCTGGTGACGCATCTACTCTAAAAGAAATATCTATCGGTAATAAGTAATGGAGATACCGAGAATACATGTTCATGATGATGGTGTTCAAACCATAGGAGCAGATCAGGTATTCAATATAGGAACTAATCAAGTATTCTTAAGAGATATTCCTAGATGGTTAGTTGATCATCCAAAGACTTCAATACCTCAAGCACCACCTGCTACAGTCATTATAGGTAATCCTATTATTGACATGCCTGGTTGCGTTGAGACACATGAGTTTAGTGATAGGAATAATGACATAATTAAAGAAGATGAAGATAATACCTTGGTATTTTGTGATGCACAAATGCCATCATATAATCCAATGGATTATACACCTGACCAATTACAGATGGTCATGGAAGCACCACCACCTCCTGTTGTTAATCCACCACCTGCACCAGAGGTAGATCCACCAGAGGTTCCACCGATACCTAAAGAGGATGAATGTCCTGCACCTAATCAACCTAGAGTTGGTGATTTAACTCAGAATGGAAAGGAGAGAGTTATAGGTCATGAAATTCAAAATGGGCAATGTGTGGTATTGTATGAGGATACTACAGCAGTCGAAAGATTTTTACCTTCTACAAATCAAGCCACAACTACAGCAGCGATAGCAGTGGTAGCTACAGCATCTGCTGCTGCAACACCATTACTATTGAGAGTTATAAAACCTGCAATAAAAAAACTCACTACGACTATACAGAAGAAGTTCGGTAAAGAACCACCTAAGTTAAGTCGTAATGAGTTACAATGTAATGAGTATCGTAAGAAAAAAGGTTTACCTCCTTTCAAACGTCCAAAGAAAAAAGGTAAGAAAAATTAGTGTGGTTTATGATCTTTCATACCATCATGGTTGCCATCACCAGGCATCTTACCATATGCCATATATTCTACCGCTTGTACAGAACCTTCTAATCTTGCTAGTGCTCTCTCGTTTTTTACATACTCATCGTATGCAGGTTTCAACTCAGCATTCCTTGAGGATAGTTGCATAGTTCTTTTAGAGAACCTTTGTAGCAACTGCTCCGCAGTCTCTGTTTTTTTCATAATTTTAATCTAACAATTTTTATTTAGGTCTTCTGCCATACTGCCACCTATGTTAGCACCTTGGTCACCACCAAACATAGCCACCCAGCCAGCAGCAACCCAACCAACAAAGGGGATACTACTAAGAGTAGGAGCAGCACTAGCACCAATACTTGTCCCCACGAGTCTTCCTGTACCTTTTGCTGATCCAACTGCTTCGATACATGCTTCGCTTTTTCGGGCAGCAACTATCTCTTCTGTCTGTGATGCTGTCAAACCAGGTGGTTGATCAATCCAAGATCTCTTGTTAGATACAGCACCTCCCTGATTAGTCTTACCATCTAAGAAGTACTCTTCAGTGATCTGAGTTGTCTCTGTTGCTAGTCCTAAGAAACCACCTTTCTCTTTGATGTCCTTAGTAATTAATGCTGTCTTTGGATCGTTAGCACTATAACTTATCTTGTATCCGTCTTTATCAGCAGATACAACATAAGATGTATAGTCACCTACAGGTATATCCAAGTTAGGTAATGCACTTTTATTGCTAGTGGCGATATATCCTATCATTCCAATATGGGATATACCTAAGATTCCCCCTAGACTTATTCCAATCCACTTGTTCATGGCATTGAAGGCAAGGGAACTGGTGCACCAGTGACATCTGGAAGGGCACTCTCAATGCCACCACCTACAGAAGGCATGATTGCTTCCATTGCTTTTTCTTTCACACTATCAATGATAGCATCCTTTCTGATGAATACATATCCACCTAGTCCTACTACACCAAGTGCTACTGCACCTGAGAAGATAGCGATTCCGTTAATAATTTTTTGCATGATGTTTACTTATCGTTTGGGACAATTTTTACAGGAGCAGATTCAATCCTGATGGTTTGAGCAGGTGCAGTTTCAGATGCCTTAGCAATAAGAAACTCCATATCTTTTTTAGATATGTTAGCACTACCAGGATCACTATCACCTTTCTTCTTCTTGCCTCCTGTTTGAACGCCAAAAGTAGCTAAAGTGCCTGTGAAGACCGAAGCTATAAAAGTTGGATCAATCTTTTCTCCTGCATCATAACCTGGTATTTTGACGTAGTTCAAAGTTAAAATTCCTGCGGACCAGATGAGAACGATCACTCTTATCAGTGTCGCTAGATACATCAGTTGCTCTTCTTTATCATCAACTGCTTCTTTAAGTTTACCTAGAGGACCTTTGGGTTTCTCTTTTACTGCTTCTGCCATGATATTTTATTATCTGTCTACTATATATAGATTTCCTGATATTGACACTCTGTAGTCATCTGTAGTATAAAATGGATTGACTCCGTGATACATTCTGGATGGAAATAGTGCCATCTTCCATTCCCATGATTTATCTAATGGGATATGTTGAGCATCCAGTCCTCCTAAAGGACTATTCCATTGAAACTGAAAAGATGCTGTCTCCTGATTATTACATTCTTTATATCTCTCCTTCTCTTTCTTCATATCATATGGGATTACCACCCAAATAGCAAACGAAAAAATACCAGAATGAATATGTAAAGGATTAAAATCATGTTTCTTTTGATAGTTGACCCATAATTTTTTCAATTCAAAGTCTACCTTCTCAGGATCATGAAGTTCTTCCCCAAAACCCATACTAAGTGTAGTTCCAAACTCTTTAATGTAATTCCAACTTAAATCTTTTGTGAACTCTTTGGTATGTTCCCTTATAGGAAGATGCCAAGATTGTTCAAGATGCCCACCTAAAGTATTGCGAGCATCATCACCTCTTTCATTTATACAAGTTTCTAACTCAGAACGAACTGTATCGGGAACTTCAGCGAAGATCCAACCAGGTGACCTAATCCACTCTGGTCGCCAACGATAGTTATCATTCATTAACTGGTTTCTTTTTACCTATGTTATACTTAGACTCAAGTGTCCAGTCATGCTTTTCTTTATATGCTATCACCTTGATCTGACTCAAAGGTGCTGCATCTTTAACTTCATCTACTTTAACGATCTCTACAAGACCCCAATCAGATAAAAGTTTAATAATTCTATTACGTCTTTGTACATCATTCTCAGATAAATTTGCTCTCTTACCATCAAGTGCAAACAGTTCTTTAAAATGTACTATGTAATACTGCCCTTTCTTATGCAGTATGTGACATGATTGATATAACTTCTTTTCTTTTCTGGATGCTACCCCAATCCTAGTGAGAGTTTCTCTTACCTTTAAGAAATCGTCAGGTTCCTTTAAAGATATCTCCACCATATCATCCTTAGTCCACGGTACTTCAGTAATCATTTCTTACCCCCTTTGTTCAGTTTGTCTTTAATGTAATCAATTTGGTTTGGGGATAGGATCCTAAGTGCTTGTATTGCTTTATCTGTACTATATCCATAGTACCTTTTCACAAGGTCGAGATCATCTATCTTCTTTTTTTTACCCCAAGGAGAAAATCTCCTTTTAGGTCTAACAATATGTATATAAAAATCATATTGCATTTTTGAATCTAGAAATGAATACTGATTCATCTCATTGGCATACATCACAGTATCCATATGATGTGACATACACTTGTTTATTATGTACGCAGGATACTTTGACTTCCATGCAGGATCACTATCTTCATCCATAAGATTATTCTTATTAAGATTGATAGAGTTTAGATAATCCTTTAGTGGATAGCGTTCATCGTATGCCATAATTAGTTAATACAAGTTCCTTACGTTGTTGTTGATCTGTCATATAATCACCTACTGATCTCATTGTGTATGTGTGGTCATACTCATATGCATTCCACCCATGAAATCTATCTTTAATTAAGTTAGAAGAATTGTAAGATACCATCTGATCTCCTATACATGTATTACATACATGAGCAAACTCATCATGATCAAATCCTTTGTGCATACTACCTGACTTACCATACAACTTTGATTTGATTTCATATGGAGGATCTAAGTATGTAAATACCTCTTTACTGTTTGGCATCATATGAACATAACTGAGATGTGTGATAGACCATTTCTGAATCACTTGTTCATAGAACCTAAGTTTTTCTATACCTCTCATTGAGAAATTTGAATCTGATGCTTGAGGAGAAAATGATGAAGACTCAGATAGACCACTGAAACTACATTTATTAATTATATAAAATGAAACAGCAATATGAAAATCTTCTTTTTTACCTTGAGCAAGATAGTCTTTTGCATCATTAAATAAACCTCTTGCTGATGCAGGATCTGGATGTCTTGACTTTAATTGTACAAGTTCATTATATAATTCTATTCCCTCTGTCTGTAAAACTTTCCAGAATGTTGCTAGAGGTGTATATAAATCATTTACCCATATATCTAAGTGAGGGTACATCTGTGACACATACAGAGCAACGCTACCACCACCTAAGAATGGTTCACGAAACTCTTTGTAGTTATTAAAGTCAGGAAAGTATGGTGCCATCTTTTTAACAGCACGAGACTTACCGCCAGGATATCTTAGTGGAGTTTTAAGATACATCGAAATTACACTCCACCATGATTTGAGTTAAACATGCCAATAGGTTAATCTCTTGATCGACAACAAATGCTGCCTTGTATTGATAGTCTGCAATAATTAGAATTGCTGCAGGAATACTAGGAGGTGTCATGATAGAGGAAAGACTATCATATAATGTTCTCATGATAGATTGAGGATCACTATCTATATTTTGTGTGACCCACTTCTTGACATCATTAAACTTCTTTGCTTTTAATGCTGCAACTAGACTATCAATCTTAGCATCCCCCAAAGTAGCAAGGATACCAGTATCAATACTTCCAGTAGACGCATACCTTTGTAATTCATTTAAGGTACGTCTAAAGTCTGGAAAATATTTGTTAACAACTTCAGCAAGAACTTTCTCTGAGAAAGTGACATCTTCAGCAGTAAGGATACCTTTACATCTTGCAAAGAATGATGCTGCAAGTTGTTGTTTAATTTTACCACGAACATTGAAATCTATTACAGTTGTTCTGCTGTGTAGAGGTTCAATGATCTTGTTCTTGAAGTTGCAAGTAAATATAAATCTACAATTTTTCTGGAACTCTTCTATCGATGCACGAAGTAAGAGTTGTACATCTGGTGTAGTGTTGTCTGCCTCAT